GGAAAACATCTCTTGGACATAAACTCTAAAATTGCAAACTACACACGGTTGCTACGTGACAATGAAAATCATTGATTTAAAACCCTCCAGTGGGTAAGTCTCCTCGCAGGAAAATGCGCGGTTGCTGGCGAAAGCAAGTAACACGCAAATCATCGCCGAAAGAATGGTACAATCGACAGATACTATCATCTTGCGGCTCACCATTCCCTCGTCGAACTTGGAGGCGATTGACAATGCCAGCCGTGGCTGAGTACACGCCTCCAGGCAGAATATAATTCTGCGAGAGGTAGTACGGGACTTCAAACTCGCCCAAACACTCAATCGTTTTCATCCAGTTTTGATTCCACTCAGGATGAGGAACTTCTACACTAGGAATAGTGGTCTTCGAGAGGGCAAAATACCTTCCCAAAGGATCACTAACCTTGTAGCGCTCTGCACACGCAAAACCTTGAAACATCATCATGTTATGGATCGCCCACGTATTGAAGTACGGGGTGGCCAAACCTGGAACTCCCCCCCCAAGGGGAAGATTCAGGTTCAAGTTGAAGTTCGCATCAAGTTTGCTGCATGGTTTTTGAACCAACGCTCTAACGCTTGAAATCACTTCTCCGTGATAAAGCATATCGTTGGCAACCACCACATGTTCTCTAAGAACGGTCATGGTGGACGACCGTCCTACAGGGCCTCCCAACGGAAACGTCCCTGCCTGGTACACAACAGCACCAGTCAATTCCTCGTACTCTACCTCCTTCACAATACCAGCTTGATAGAAAATACCTTCGCTGAGATTGTAAGATTGAAGAAGAGCAGGGTCAGCCAAACTAATGTAGGTGAACTCATTTCGTGGAACAGCAAACTGCATGTCACTCCATGAGACAAACACCGCAATTCTCACCGAAGCAAGAACGTTAGGACACGTCAAAGGTGAAGACACACGAATGTTGAAGGCCCCGTTCATTGAGGAAATGTACGGGAAAATTGGGAGCTGAGCCGTAACAACGGTAGCATCCAAGAATGGTTTGTTCGTGCAAAATCCAACCTTAAACGCGTGCTCTTCGCCAACCTTCAAGTCGATGAACGCAGTCTCCAAGAGTTGGGTTGGGTCTCCAGCGAGGGAGCCACCATTCGGGAACCACGCCACTTGCAATTGCCCTCTGTGCAAGCTGCTAGAACCAATAACGACTGTGTACGTAGCTTGCCCTCTCCATTGGGTAAAGTTCAGTCCCACATGTCCCGCTGGACACAACAACAATGTGTTTGCAAGCTGTTGAAGACCGTACATGGGAGAAACGGGAATGGTGATCAAGGATGTTCCGGTCACGTCAGTGGTAGCCCAATTATTCGACGAGATCAAAAATGGTCTCTCAAAAATAGAGGCAAAAGCCAACGGGTCATGATCGTCAAATCCAACCAGCGTCGAAGAAGGATTAATCCGATTGGCTTTCAACAAGGAGCTCTTCATCGACAAATCCTCACAATCTAACTGATTGAGATTTGATGAAATCACTCTACGCTGATCGCACACCTCACGGTTCGCTGGAATCGCTCTGGTAAATCCGAAAGCACTAAGGAACGTTGCTGCTGCTTTAAAGCCTGCACCAACCGCCAAAGCAGCTTCCCCAATTACCGGGATCGACCCAATCAATACGGCGGCACTGCCCAGAGTCTGTAAATGCGAAGACAACTTCGTCTGGGCATAAACTTCTGGAGCATGTTTCTTCATGGCAGTGTTAAGCTCCAACTTCTTCATCTGATAAGTCGGAGTAACAATCTCAAAACCTTCTTCCATGAACGCACCATAAACACGCAAAGTTACAACTGGGGCCGGAGCTCCAGGCAATGCTGTGTTCAATGGCGAGAAACAGAAGAAGTTCAACAACCACGATCCATCCAAGAGTTGCCCATCAGCCACCCTAATCGCGCAATAATCATACTTTTTAAGGTACTTTAACTGCATCACGACTTGAGTGTTCTGGGCCATGTCAAGGATACAACACTGGTCAACTTCCATACACGTGTTGAGCATCTGCACACTGTTCAGCTGTGGCTGCTGGGCTACGCTTTCCCCCATCGGGAAAGCACTAACCGCATACAACCCAAATGCAGCAGGTACAGCGGCCGCCGTAATGATCACCTGGAAATTCCCTCTAATATAGGTACTTTTCGTAGTTTTCTCAATCGTCGGAGCCAACGCCATGTACAACGCAATCGGATCAACGGCAGCCACAAGAGTGTTAATGGAATTCACACTCGTCAATGTAACAGTCGTCAAAAACGCTGGTTGAAAGAAGAATTTATCAATCGAATGTCCCTGCATGGGCACAAACGGTTGATGCACGTCCGTCGTCAAATTCACCATTTCCGCATGGAAAGTGGTAATAGGACCGATCGTATTCTCGGTGCTTGTAGTAAGATCTGCAACATCGGCAGATTTAGCTAAATTGGAAGTAGTCATCATTTGGTAGACAACATTCCCGTTTTCTTCAAGTGGTTCGGGTTCCACATCAGGGGTAACACCCCAAGTTCTGAACTTGCCAGCCTTGGCTTTTTCCAGAACGTGATCAAAAGGGGGCATACAAAGATAAGGGTTCTTCGTAAGTCCAAGCTCGATTGCTGCGCCCGTAGCCTTACGGACGAACAATTCGTACTTTTCCCTTCCGTGCAAAAACCACTCGCGTCCTGCATCAGACATGACGCACGCAGAGTGATCGTGCATAGAAAGAATCGAGTCTTTCTTTGTACACAACATCTTTGAGATAGATGCTTCCTTCAACGGAGCGATCCATCCCAAAAGAGGGTCCTTAACAAAGCTTCTCTTCAAAAATTCAACATCGGTCATCAAACGCGGTAAAGCGTTTCCAATCTCTTTGGTCTCACTCAACATAGTGATTCCAATGACTTGATTCCATGTCTCAAAATAGTCAAGCGGGAGATCTTCTTTCACGGCTTTAAGATTATCGTCACCATAAGTTATTAAAGCAATATTCTTTCGAAAATCACAAAACTCATTAGGTTTCGGAATCGGGCTGTTCAGAAAGTTCTCGAAGTATGATGTAATCACACTAAGATCTCCTTTGAACGGGGTTCTACGATACCACAATATCCTTTCGGACACTGAAATCGAGATCCCGTTCACTTCAACGGTTGGCAATCCGCCAGATGGGTTCATGATGGTCATAAATGCATCCCCCTTAATGAAATTAATACACGTCCCTAACGACGTAATCAAGTTCATGGAGATAGGAGCATCGACACCAATGTATCGGGAAATAGCGTAAAACACCATAGCCACGACATGAAGTAAGCCACCCGACACAGACTTATCCATGGCGGTCGCGTCACCACCATAGATCTTATCCAAACCTGGATTCATCGCCTCGAGTATCTGAACAACTTCAGCAGCTTCACCGGACGTCATATCACGGCCCACCGAGGTCTCAAAATACGTCCTGTGAGCTTTAAGAAAAGCAATCGGTGCAGTTAAATACATCTTGCTAACAATCTGAAACCCAACTGGAAGTACATTAAACACTCTAGCCAATTTATCGGGTTTGGCACCCTCATCTTTCAAAGTCCAAATGCACGCGTTCACTGGAACACCTCCACTCTCGACGATTTGAAGCATCTCATCTACAGACGCACGCACTACTGGGGAGAACAAAACTTGTTCCTCCTCAACTGCAATGTGATGCATCTTCGATTCATTCAATGGTGGCCCCGCTGAGGTTCTTAGGTTAAGTGAATTAACACTCGTACCCGCAATACCCTTCACGGATTCCTCCATCGAAAGAACCCTGTACCCGTTAGGGTCCAGAAGACTCAATTCGTTCAGATAATCCATCACGGCGATCACCATCTCAACTGTTGGGAGCTGTTTGAAGTTTTGATGTTCAAAGGCTGCAGTATATGGAGATCTCCACATTCCATCAACCATACGGCCAACCAAAACAGCATGGGTCCAGAACCCACCTTTCAGCACCTGCTTTTCTTCCTCTCTGAAGAAATCTGCAACCAATGATCTTTGAATCTTCGTCTTCATAGAAGAACCCGAAATCAATGGAATCATCGCACCAACACAATTAACATTTGCACCGACGGTCATCGCAGCCAGAATCTCTGACTTCCGACTAAAACGGCCAAACGCAACATCGTGGGGAAACTTTGCAAGGGTCTGAATAGCAACAACTGCTACGCCTGCTTGTAAGGCAAAACGAGCAACAAGAGTTTCAAGTTCTGACTTGTAAAGTAGCGCACCCATTGTCGCCTGGGCGGGCGCACCCTGGGCATGCAAAGCATAATGCATAGCGGTAATCTTCGGGGCCCCATTGACCGTCGTAACATAGAGTGATCCACAGGATCCACTTGCTGTATCGAACTTCGTGGTAAGAATTTTGGTAGCTCCGTATGTCTTAATAATGGCAACACTGCCACTATGAGACACTTCAGAACCAACAAGTTCAACACTGTCAAACGTCAACAAAGAAATGTTCGGGGAATAAGGCAACTTGCCTATAATTCCAGCGGAAGTGGTCAACCCACTCACCCGAACAAGACAAATCTCGTTATTTGAAGGAACGAGACGCACCAACATGGGATCATACTCAAAATGAATCGTCAAAGTGCGATGAACGATTTTAATCGATCCACCAAGGGTCTTCCCATCATCCATGTGGAAAATATGCGTTGGGACTAAAATCACTCCAACACATAAAACTTTCGCATGCATAATATAAATTCCTCTTTGCACAGTACAATCCGAGGACAATGCCGCTTCCGTCGCCTCCTGCTTAGTAAATGTCGAAAAATTTCCGAATTTAAAACCAGGAGCAAACGTCTGATCCGCTTTAATCCACTCCGTCTGAGGGACTTGA